TTTGGAAAATTTTGATTTACCATCTTAAACCTTTCTTCGTGTGTTTCGTTGTTTTTCTTCAGCGTAATCATAAAGCACCCAAGGCAGCCCATTCCAATGAATAACTCCTGCGTATAAAACATCAATAGGAGGAGGCCGTGGTATTGTAAAAGAGTTTTTTAGCCCCTCTAATTTTAGCAGAGAGCAGGTGCCTCTTGGCACAACGTCTCGTATTCTATAATACTTTAGCTTGCAGAATTCTGTTTTTTCATATATAAATGCAAACCCATTAGTATCTATAAAATACTTATGATTACTTTTTAGTATACCTCTAAATGTGTCTATTTGATTTTTCAAAGGCATTAAGTTTTTGTGAGGAGTTTGAAGGCGGCGCTGGCCCAAAGTATCCCCACGTTGATTAATATCATCTACTACTTGCCCGTCTAGAAATAATAAACCATCTAGTCGTTCCCAGTTTCCATTTGGTAGTTCGTATACTGGGAACTTGATTTTATTAATACTCTTATATTGTATTACCATATAATTTCGTAAATTTACCCATTGAATAGTCTTCTCCAATATCAAAGTCACAACCAATTGGAGCACCTGGGATATAGATTCCCCTATCTTTTTGAACAAGTTTCTGCAACATCTCACAGTAAAAATCTACTTCATCCTCTGGCACTTCTGCTAGGATAGAGTCGTGAACTAGTGCAAAAATACGTGACTTCATTCTTTGAGACTTAATAAAGTCTCCCATATCAATGGCACCTAATAGGTTAATATCAGAAGCAGCAGACTGTACCAGAAAATTAAGACCAGACCGAATGCTATGAGACTTGATGCCTTTATCGGAACTTTCAACATTTGGTAATCTCCTTTTTCTACCAAAGAAGCTATATACAAAGCCATTCTGCTCGATAAACTTCTGTCTGTCTTCAATCCAAGATTTTAAGTTATGAAACGCCTCAAAATAATCATTAATTACTTCTTGCGCTTCGTTTCTGGAAAAATACTTTCCACTATCTTTTGTAACCTGCTCACTAATCTTTGCGGGCCCAGCACCATACATAATGCCAAATGTTACAGCTTTTGCAGCCTGCCTACGATCTGCATATAGCTCTGCTACTTGTTCTACTTCGCAAGGCAGTCGGAATACTTTGTGAGCAATTGTACTGTGAAAGTTTCCGCCACTACGGAACACATCCATAAGCGCCTCATCTTTTGCTAGCACTGCGGCCACGTATACTTCTGCTGTGGTTAAATCCATTGCAACAATTTTATTGCCCGGGGCTGCTTTTATGCACCCTTTAACAGTGGGATTATCTCGGGGAAGCTGCTGCATATTAAGTTTGCCAGAGCTAGACAGCCGACCACTAGTAGTACTATGAAGATTAAAGCCTGTACGCAGGCGAGAATCTCGATCAAGTTGTGGTATGATCTTATCAAGATAAGTATTCTTGATTTTAGATTTTTGTCGTATATCCAAGATGAGTTGCGGTACATCTGATTGAGTTGAGAGTTCCTTGAGCACTTCCGCATCAGTAGACTCTGCGCCCGTTCCAGTTTTCTTTCCAGTGGGCGAGAGACCAAGATGGTCAAATAAAAGACTACGCAACTGCACAGTGCTATTAGGATTAAAGGGTTTTCCATTTATTTCTTCAAACCTCCTGATTTTATCGTTCTCATATAGAGTTGAGATTGCATCATCAATATCAGTTTGCATTGCATCTTGTGCAACGTAAAGTCTTTTCTTGTCGAAAGGAACTCCATTATCTTGTATATCTGTAAGGAACCTAGTGCCTGGGATCAAGATATTATCGTATACATACTTTAGTTTTGTATTTTGTTTAATCTTGATAAACTTTTCATAAAGTAAAAAAGTACATACTGCATCCATAGCAGCATAGGTTTTCATAATATCAAAAGGAATTGAAGACCACTGAAAGTCTCCTTTTAATACTCCGTGTTCTTTTCGGTATTGTTCTATCCAGTCATACATTGGCTTTTCATAGTCGCCATATGGAGTAAACTTCAAGGACAAAGGCTTAAGTCCGTGCCCTCCAGGATTTTCATCAATTAAATAATGCAGTAGCATAGTATCTTCAAACTGAGGAAACTTAAAGTTGAAGTGATACTCAAAGAACGCCATATCAAACTTAGCGTTATGAAATATTACGATTTTTTGGTCAAATAATTGTTGTAAAAGCTGCTCAGTGCGATCATCAAAGCAGTCGGTATCAATATAAGCCCCACACTCACCATTATAGCTAAGACTAATACCAAGCATATAGCCGTCTCTAGGATAGAGCCCAGTTGTCTCAGAATCCAGAGCCACGTATCCGTGTGGATCTTTGATGGCGTTCTGAATAAATTCATTTGCTTTCTCCGTGTCTTGAATACCGAAAGCAATCTGATCGTCGATTGTTACATCTTCAATCTCACCGGAGATATACTTCTTGATATTCTCTTTAGAATCTTCCCAGGTTCTCTTTGCTTCTGGTTTAAAGGCAAGCATAGCTGGATTGATAACAGGTAAGAATTTACCTTCTACTTTCTTGCCAGAGTATTCTGTTACTGAATTAATTTTTGTAAAATATTTTAATGCATCTGATCCTACTAGCACAACCCAATCATATTCGTCAGGGTTCATATTAATATCACAGTCTCGCTTTAGCACTTTTTTAATGCTTGGATCAGAGCACAACTGAAACTGATCAAAATCAAAAGCTTCATCAAACTCTCGATTAAAATTTGTTTTACTTGGTTTGGTTTCTACTAATGCAACCTTAGGCATATAATTTACTCCGTAGCTTGTCTACTTGTGGTTGAGCCAGAGCTCCCGCATCCATATACTTGTCTCCAATGCTAATGGTACGAGAGTTGAGACCAAATTTCTCACATAGCTCTTTTACTGTTTGGGCACCTTTTTGGCCCGCTTCATCATTATCCAAGAAAATATCTATATTAGTTACTCCTTGAATAGCTAAAACTTCTAGCTTTTGTTCATTAAAGTTTTTTACTCCAAAACAACAAATTGCATTTGTTAATCCTTTATCATGTAGATTTAGTACATCAAATATACCTTCTACAAGCAGGACGCTGCCTTGAATTGGCTCAACTGTAGGAAACAAAGGCATCTTTGCACCTGCAGGAGCATTGTAATACTTTGGCATTTGATTTGTTTGAGTTCTTGCTTGGATTGCTACTATCTTACCCGTGCGGTCTCGAATTGGAAAACAAATTCGACCGCTAAACTCTTTTGAAGGACTAAGAAAAGCTTCAAATCTTTTGTATGTCTCGGGACGAATATCCCTCCAGCCTCCAATATACGGAGCAGCATCTCTAGGCATATCAATACCCACAGACTCTTCTCTGACTTGTTGTATTTTCTTTTTGAGTAACTGTCGCTTAATCTCCATTCGATCAGCTTTTTGACCGAAATGAGTAAATAAGTTACCTTTGTATTCACATGAAAAACAGTTGAATATACCAGTTACTTGGTCTATTCTCATACTTGGATTTTTATCTGGATGCTCAGGATTGAGGCAGCGTACCTCAAAATCTTTACCCCGGGGTATATAATAAATACCCTTTGATTTCAATAAGTCTTCTACGTTCATTAGCAATCCGGATCATAACTGTACCACTCGTCAATTTCCGAGGGCTCATCGTAATCTTCAGAAAAGCACTCTACCATATCTTCTTCCAGCGCATACTGTGCTCCATGGTAGTAGTCCTTGTGTTCATCATCTAGTAGGTGAAAGTATGGAGCAATTTTTTCCAACATCTGAGACGCCAAGCTTTCATTGCCTTCAGCTAACGAGGCTTCTAGTATATCAAAATACGGCCCAACTTTTGCTTCTACTCTTACTGATAAAGTCATCTTCTCATTCTCGCAATATCTTTCATTTCTTCTTCGTTTATAACTGGAACCGCATTGGATTTGTGCATTGTACTGATTCCTCTGACAAGGGTTCCCGTATAACGTGGACTTTCCACACGAGCGGCAACTCCAGCTGTATCGGGACGCGAGGGATACTCAGGGGTACTCCTGCGGCAACTATTTCGCTGAGATGCATGTAGATCCCCTCTCGTGACAGTCTTAGTTTTTCTGCCAAAACCTTTTTTCTTTCTTCCGGTGGTAGTGTAGCGTAAAGATCCATAAATCATTCCCATAAATAAAAAACTCCCGTGATTAAGCATATATTATACACCAAATCGACGGGAGTGTCAAGCATTATTTTTATCAGAGGTCGTGAATTTCTTCATCCGATTTGTGTGAAGACTCGTCACGTTCTTTGGGAGTTAAGGCAGTTTCCGGCCCTATTTTCAAAGTCTCCCAATCCATGGTCGAGGAAAAGCTCTGCATACTAGCTGAGCGCATCTTCACACAATTAAAAGATATACACTGATCTTCTTGATCCCATGTTTCAAGAGCATAAGCGGCATCTGCCGCATCAAGGATGCCTTTAGCAAATCTAGCCTCTCCCGTAGCATCGGTTTGATACGGAGAAAAGACTGCGCACTCATACTCTTGAGCCATGGATTTCAACGCTTTACTAACTTCAATCTGCTCTGTCCAGTCGTACTGGCCTCCTCTTGAAGGGATATTCGAGCGTTTAACCTGGTTTATGTAGTCTACAATTATCACTGCAGCACCGATCCTGTCGACTTTCTTATCTAGCTCTGCACGTATCTTAGCAATAGTTAGGCTAGGGTCATAAATAACATCCAACTGCTGAGTCGGGAGAAGCTCATGCTGTGTAGTTAATTTACGATGAAACTCGTTATAGTCTCGTTGCTCGCTCTTCTTGTATTCTAAAAGTCGCTCCTGCCCATTGACAAAACGACCTGCCTGCCACCAGGCTACTTTTTCCCACTCAATATTAGTTAGGTTTCCGTTGCGAATCCGTGAGAAGGGAACTCCAGTTGCGATAGAACAACACCGTTGCAGTATCGCTCTACTATCCATTTCAATAGTAAAATAGATAGCTGACTTACCAGATTGAAATATGTTGTTTGCAACATTAGCACAAGTAATCGACTTACCTGAGCCTCGGCGTCCACCTACAAGAATCAAATCTCGAGGACTGAACGTAATGGCCTCATCGTAAATAGAATTCAAACCAAGACCAATATGCTTGGCAAGCTCTTCCTCGGGCTCCATCAAGTGTATGCGCTGCATACTTTCTTGAGGCAACTCAAGGTCAACTTTCTCCTCAATATCAAGAACTATCTGATGTAGCTCTTGTACGGACTCATCGGCACTTGCAAACAACACAGAGTTGTCGATATACCTATCAAGAGAATTAAGAATCTCTTTCTGGGCATACTCATTTTTTAAGTATTCAAGCAAAGTTGCAGGATCAATGTCTACATCAATAGACTCAACTGCAAACACCTTGTCTTTAGTGGCAGGGTGTCGTATACTTAACTTGAGATCATCAAATGAAGGGAACTGGTGGTGACTTTCACAATGTTTATCAATAGCCTCAAATAGCAGATGATACTCTACGGGAAGATACTCTTTACGCAGATAGCTCCACGTTTCAAAGTCTCCCACAGCAATACACTGCTTAATTAAAGCACTAGAGATATTCAACCTGTTCCCCCGAACATAAAAAGGCCGGCTCCCGAAAGAGCCAGCCGCCTACAACTAAATTTTACTGTGACTTAGCAGCCTTAGCAGCACCGTCATAGTCAGCGGCAGTCAAGCCACGACGAGTCAACATAGTCTTGACTCCACGAGCAGTCTTACCAATAGCTTCAGCGATAGCTTCTACAGTCATAGAAGCAACATCTACGTCAGCGAGAGGGTCAGCATTAGCTGGGCCCTTAGTAGTCTCTTGGCGAGGAATAGCAGCGATATCGCCAGAGCGCAGAAGGCTCAAAGCTTTACCACGAATGCTGTTCACTGAACGGCCAAGAGCTTCAGCGATAGCTTCAACGAACGCGCCGTCGTTAACCATCTTAATGAAGGTAGACTCTTCTTCGGGAGTGTAGGTACGAACACTCTCAACCTTGGGAGCAGGCTTGACATGATCAGTCAGCTCCATGCTCAGGATCTTGCCCTGAATAGACTTGGGTGAGAATGCACCGCCTTCGAAGTGCTCTGCGATTTGAGCATAAGTATACTCACCAGAGTTGTCAGTAACAAAGGCAGCAAGGGTGGCTTCTTGGTCTTCGGTAAAAGACTTGCCTGCTGCAGCAGAAGCCAATTCTACTTCGAAACCCATCTTTCGCAGTTTGCTAGAGACGGAACGAGCAGAGGTGTCAAGCTCTTCTGCTGCTTCAGCAACAGTAGCTTGAGATACGGGGCTTTCGCCCCCAACAAAATTAGTCAGAGCGGTAGTACGCTCATCGGTCCACTTAGGAAGTGCCATATATTTTCTCCAAATAGGATTGTAAATCCGTGACAATTTCAATGCCAGATTCTCTGGCTTGTTTAGTTTTAGCTGATTCAATACCACTTTCATTCACAAGAATCGTAACATCCTTGGTTAGACTCGTTTTCACTTTGTAACCAAGTATCTCAAGACGCTCTGTTGCTTCAGCTTTAGTTTTAAAACTTTTTAGTTTACCACTAATACACACAACGTCATCCGACTGTTGAACGGGCACTGAAGCCCGGGATGCAAATTTTAGTTCAAATGGCAGAGCGCCATCATAAAAGCAATAAAATTCACTATCCAACCAGTCGCATAGATTCTGTGTTGCTTTAGGTCCTAATCCGGCACGCTCACAAGTGTCTGGTGTAATTTCAGTAATAGACGTAACAGTATCAGACAGCTTCTTCGTTGCCGTTTTTCCGATTAAAGGAATACCAAAAGCAGGTAGTACCATATCGAGAGGAGCGGAAGCAGAGTTCCAGATTTCCTCGAACAGCTTTGTGCCTAACTTATCACCCAAGTTATGGCGAAGCTCTTCGACATTGAACTGATAAATCTCATCAAAATCTTCAATCTCTAACTTCTCGATGGTAGCAGGGCCAAGACCCTTAATCTTCAGAGTCTTTGCAAAATGCTCAATCTTTTTAGCTTTTTGTGCCGCGCAACTGTTACTGTGACAGTATAGAATATCGCGGACAAAAGTAAGCTCACCACAACATGACGGACATTCCGTTGGTGGTACGATCTCTCTTAGCATTTAGACTTCTCCGAAAATGTAGAATATATTATACGAAAAACTGAGGTAAAAGTCAAGAACTATTTTTTGGCAGGTCTACTCTGCGAACGATTCGCGGAATAATATCGCCACTTCTTATAACTTCTACTGTGCAACCTATCTCTAGTTCCAGGCTGCGAATGTACTCGATGTTGTGCAGGGTCGCTCTGCTCACAATAGCTCCCTCCACTTCGACCGGATTTAGAATAGCAACTGGGCTGACTGTGCCCGACTTGCCAACTTGCCACACAACATCGAGTAATTCTGTATGTACACCCTCTTTCTGCTCTTTGAGAGCGAAAGCACCGCGAGGGTGATGAGCTGTATATCCCATTTTTTTGAAAGCTTTTTGATTATTAAGACGGTACACCCAACCATCTGTTGGATAGTTGGAGTGGTCGAAGGTCGTAACAACATTAAAGCCCTCATGAGCCAATGCGTCCATTGCAGATGCATAAAAAGTATAGTCATTCTTAAAGTGCATATCATAAGCAACAAAGACCAAGTCTTTGGCTCTCGCCCGAAACTCTTGAAGGTCTTTGAGATTTAATGATCCCGCCGCAACATTACGCGCATTGGTGACAGACGAGGGACAAACTACTTCACCAGTAATCTGCAACTCTCCGCCAAACGGGACAGTAGCAGGTACAAGCTCTTCTAGTTTGGCGGTAATATCTCGGCCAAGATTACCATCGCCTCGCGTCAATCCGAGTGCAAAGTGTCCATTTACATAAAGTAAAGACACAGCAGCGCCGTCTAACTTTGGAGTACGAACGTACTTTGAGTTAGGTGTAGGAATATCATTTAAACTAAAAACTTTTTGAAGGGAGTACATACGATACAGGTGCGGTACTCCATCAGTTACCTGATAGCCCACTTGATCGTAGTTGTACTTTTTAACAAGAGCATCAAACTCCTCGTCCGAAATAATCGGACAACCAGAGTAATAGTAAGCACTTGCTTTCTCAATAAAATCTTTCATTTACTATCCTCACTCAGAACATATATTATACTGAAAAAAGGAATGAAAGTCAAGAACTATTTTGCGTATAAGTCCTGGATAAGATCAGAAAAATGCTCTTCAATAATCTCTTTACTTTCAGCCAGGCTTAGTATCTCCACTAATCCTGAAAAAAGCTCACGACTATTATTAAAGTCTAAGGGGAAAGCTATGCCGTCTGGAGTGGGGCACCACTCTTCGTCAAAGCTTAAAAAATACTTACGCAAATGAACGTACTCGATACCTCTAAAAGTACTTACAGTTAATCTTACTTGTGTTTCCTTTTCTTCATCATAGTGAATGATTCTTTCATACTCGTGAGGAGCTTGGTAAAGTTCCATGCTACCTCCCGTTTTTAAGTATGGAAGCCAGAGGTACTACACTAGTTACATTATGCGGTTTTAATAACCTAAATGAGTCAGTGTCCCAGCAAAACAATAATAATGTTTCAGTGCTTTCTTTAGCCCTGTTCTTTTTACCCTGAATATAAGGCGTGCTGAAGTCCAACGTACATACATTGTATTTCAACTTATTACTGTTTTCACTTCTATAGGTAATTACGGCATCGCCGTAGTCATTTACAAGGTCTGCTAATTCTTCTTTTTTCACAAATACTCCTTTGGTAGCAGGTCAGTAAAATTTTTTACTTTGCCGAACTCAAAGGTCGTTTCTTTAGATAGCAGAAAACCACTCTCCCGAAAGAGAGTGGCCTATAGCAAATTAACTTAAGAACTTACTGCTGAGATAATGCCTGCAAAATAATTTGCAGCCTTACCAGTCAACTTGCTGACGATTTCTTCGTCAACTTCTTGACCAGCATCACTAATTGCGGCACTGAGAGCTTCAATAGCGGCGGCTTTTGATACACGGCCCCCGCCACTACCACCACTCGCGCCAGTCTTGCTGCCACCAGAAGCTGGGGCTTTCTTTACATAGACGCCCGCCTTTGTAAGTACCATTCGAACACCGTTAGGTGACTCTTCAAACTCGTCTGCAATATCTTTGACGATCTCCATTGAGGTTTCTGGAGTAGGGTTGGCAGACTCATATGCTGCGATTACTTCTGCCTTCTTTTCGTCGGTCCACGCCATTTTACGTTTCCTTCTTTGTTGTGATATGGTAGCCCCGGGGCAGTTGCCCAAAGCCGTTAGTTGTGATAAATAAAATCGGTCGCCCATTGGTTCCCTCATCTTCAATACTATGTATTATACTTGTATGAGAGATAAAAGTCAAGAACTTTTTTTAGATACGTGATAAATCTACACCGTACTCTTTGAGGTGGTCAAGCTTTCCCAAATCATATGCGAGAGCTGTAGCATTAAAACCACCTCCAGTAGCAGTAGTCCAGCGATCACTGTAATCATCATCAATTTTTTCAATTACCCAGATATCATACGCCTTACTACCGTACTTCTTTTCGTAGTTTACGTCTTTGAGCCCAGGTTTCTCCGCCTGATAATCTACTGACAACTCTCGTTTAACTATAGCAGGGCCGTGATACCGTGCCGACCATACTATCTCTCCATCAGCAAAGTCTTCAGCAACGCACTCTTCTGGCAAATAGTCGTAGATTCCTTCTTGTTTTTGTGGAACTCCGACTCGTTCGATGATTGCTTTGATAAACCCTGAGGAACGATATAATCCACTTGCAATATCTGAGATTGGGTCACCAGATAAGAATCTAGTAATCGCGTCTGCCACTTCGTCTTTTGTTGCTGCTTTTCCTTTGTTTTGTAGCTTTCTTTTGTTGCGATACGCTTGCGTCTCTTCAAAGTCATCAATTATTCTCTGTAGGCGTGTTGTATTGTATGCTATATTCAGAATCGAACACGCCTCCTTTTTGGATATAGGGACCTGACCATTCAGAAGCTCTATAACTTTCCGTATATTGGTGTCGGATAAGTTCTCGTGGTCTTTCTTTTTCAGTCGTCTTGCCAAAGATTTTCTCCCAGTTTTGATTAAATTTAATTACATTTGTACGACGCTCGCTGCTGCCTTTACTCACGTGGATCATCTCCTATCGACATACGAAGATACCAAATAGCTTTTCTAGTATCTTGTGTTTTATTGTCCTTATTGTTTGCTCTCCAAATATATTTGAATGCATTTAGGCGGCAATACTCAGCGAATCCTTCTGCTGATGTTGTTTGTTTCATCGCATCTATACATTCTATACCCTCTCGCTTATAATGTAAAGGACTATTTACAGGGTCATGCATCTTTAAATTATCCTTCATAGTGTTATTATATACTCCGCAAGATCATTAATATCAGTTTCAGACAACATTGCTGCCTGTCCCCACATCATATTACTTTGTGATCCAACTTTCTCACCATTTTTATATTGATTGAGTCTGCCAACAATATATTCTATTGTTTTTCCACTCAGCTTTGGCCCTACGCCACCGCCCCCATTTGAACCGTGACATGCTCCACATGCAGCATACTTGGCTTCGCCAGGCAATGCAGCAACAGCAGCAACATCGGTTCCACCTATTACATTTACTACACTAAAAGGTTTGATGCGTTCTTCGATTGCGGCACGTTGTTCCTTGGTAATAGCCATAGACTTTGCTAAGCCTGGGTCATTCTGCCCACAGCCTGCTAACAACAAAGAGGCTACTAAAATATACTTCATCCGAATTTTGCTCCTGAATTAGTCTTATCAGACTTACTTTGCCAAAACCAATGCTTGTTGGTTTGAGCATCTCCATATGCCATACCTAAAAACATTGCTAGTGTAGATATAGCAAAAAATAATAATAAAACAGTTCCGCCACTCATCCTTCGTTTTCCAAATCCCAAATACACTTGTTTCTGTTCTTGGGGAGCTGATCTCGCTTTACCCAAAGGTGTCCATTCTTTTCTGCATCTGCAAATGTAAGGGCTGTAACAAAGAAGCCTCCTACTACAAGTAAGTGAGCACCTACACTGCCAATACCAAAATAAATACTTTGCCCCACAGCTAATGTAAAGATTACTGTCCACATTACACTCAGATAAAACATAAGTATAAATTGTGTATAGGGACTAGGTATGTGGCGTAAGGGATTGACTCGTAAGTCGAAGAAAAACTTATACAAGTCATAAATCATAAAACCTAGAGATTTCATTTGAATTGCTCCGTCTCTGTAGAGTCTGCCATTGCAGCAGTCTCACTGCCTAGCATAGTAGTAATTCTGTCAAAGTACCCTACGCCTACGTCTGTTTGGTGTTTTGCAGAAGTATAGCCATCATACTCTGCTGCAAACTCTCGTTGTTGCAGTCTACTGTATGCTGCCATTCCCTCTGCTTTGTACTGCCTGGCGAAGTCAAAAACTCCAAAGTTAGTAGCATGGAATCCAGCTAATGTGATAAACTGAAATCTGAATCCAAGTTTACCAAGCTTCCACTGGAAGTCAGCCAGCTCTTGCTCAGAAGGGATTGCCTTCTTCCAGTTAAAACTTGGAGAGCAGTTGTATGCTAACATTGCATTAGGTACTGCTCCTTTTACTGCATCAGCGAAATACTTCGCTTCCTTTAAGCAAGGCTTGCTAGTCTCGCACCAAACCAGATCAGCATATTCAGCATATGCTTGACCTCGCTCACAACCCATATCCAAGCCGCCATTAATTTTGTAAAATCCATCACGCGTTCTATCTCCTCGTATCCATTTACGATCCAGTGGGTCATAGTCACTGGAAATTAGTTTTGCACTCTCTGCGTCGGTTCGTGCTATTATAACAGTATCCACGCCAGCAACGTCGCTAGCAAGACGAGCGGCGTTAAGGTTACGGATAGCATCACTAGTAGGTATAAGAACCTTTCCTCCCAAGTGTCCGCATTTTTTAGCACTTGCCAACTGGTCTTCAAAATGGACCCCTGCGGCTCCTGCTTCAATAAGGTTTCTTGCGAGTTCATAACTATTTAGGACTCCTCCAAACCCAGCTTCTGCATCTGCGATGATAGGTGCGAACTCAAAGCCGCGTCCAGTCGCTTCGTAACTAAGCTGGTCTTGTCTGCGAAAAGCATTATTAATCGAACGAACAACATTAGGCACTGAATCAACTGAGTATAGACTTTGATCAGGGTAGGTTTCATTTTGTGAATTATTCGCAGCTGCGACTTGCCACCCTGATAAATATATAGCTTGAAGTCCTGCTTTGATATGCTGAACCGCTTGTTGCCCATTGTATGCTCCAAATGTGTGAATATATTCATTTCGTGCAAGCAACGAACGAAGTTTATTACTCATCCGCTTTGCAATTGTATACTCAATAGGAAAGGTGCCTTGTAGAGCCCGCACATCTTCCTTAGTGTAGTTTCTCTTCTTCATTGTCTGTTGCCTTTATACTATAATAAAAAGTTATGCCCCCAGCAACCATTGGGAGCATCATAATAGCTAATAATCCAAATAGACCTATATCCATTCCTTTATCTCCACAATAGTAGATTTAATAATATCTTGAAACTGACCATCTTCATCTTGAATGACCAACCTATCAGACCCGGGATTATTATAGGTATCTATTATTTTTCCGAATACAGTAAGCTCTTCTCCAGTTTTCCAGTGCTTAAAAATTATTTCTAGCATAATTACTCATCTGGATCGTAGTTACAATACCACGGTCCGCTGTCTGGCTCACTGTACCACCAGTCCTCCTCTAAAGCATTCGGGCATCGCACAGGATCTCCATTGCTATACCCATCTCCAATCATGTACTCGCCGCAGTTTGTACAACAAAAGTCATTCTCTATCATTTAGCTGTGATCCTCTGGTCATAGTCAGCCAGTTCCGAATCCCACCAATAGGGTTGTGGTCTGTGAGACCAAACGGCAAAAGTAGCCTTATCGAGATGATAGTAGTCACGATAAGACTGTATAGGACTATCATAGTCCTTGAGCACGTCCGGCATTGCCAGTCCGAAAGTGGTAAATCCAAGTCTCTCCATTTTGAGAGGGTCTGGTAGTTGGTTGATAACGGTGACTGACTTGTGCTGCTTCCCGTATCGGTAGCGATATTCTTCTCCTAGCGCATTGCCATAACAATGAGTCCACTCGAAATTATCGAGAGACGAACGAGCCCAGATAGTACAAGGATGATTGTACATCATGGGTAAATATGGTGTAAGTGGCCTACTTTCAGGCGGTAAGTGCTTAATATCTTTTTTAAGAGTATTAAGGTAATCGGACTCTTCTTTGGTAAGAGCCCGGGGTATAAACCCTAGATGCACGTCAACCCAGATAGCTGTACACAGTATCTGAGCAACTTCCAACGGCATCTTTACAATATGCTTGTCAACATGCGCTTCAGCACACGCATCTAAATTTTCGTCTAGGTAAAATAAGTTCATGCTGTAATTATACTCGCTTTCAGATTAAAAGTCAAGAATTAATTAGCCTCTCGCAGCTTATTTAAAATGTATGCAGGGTTGGTAAACATATAAGGATCGC